GGCGGCAAGTCGATGGTGGCGCCGGTGTCTTCGCAGGCGGCAATCAAGTCGAGGGGCAGCCAAGCCCCGGTGCTCTTGAGGAAAACGCAGCAGAACTCCTGATTCCAGGTGTCGTCGTCGTTCAGGCCGCGGCGCATTTCTTCGATGTTGATCGGGCAGCCCTCGGCCACGGCCAGGTGAACATCCACCCAATGACCGGACCATCCATCTTTCCGGACGATCAACTCTGAAGGCGCAACGCCCATCTCCAGGCCGAGCTGCCGGGCGATGTCGTAGAACTTGCCCTGCTCGCCGTTGGGCGTAGAGAGCACGCGCAGCTTGTGGCCCAGCGCCACCTGGCGGAAGACGGCCGCGAAGATTGCGTAGCTGTCTTCGTGATGCGCAAACTCGTCGAGGATGGCATTGCCGGGATAGCCGCGGGCCGTGCGAGGGTTGGCCGGAAGAGCGATGATGCGGCTCCCGTTCGGAAAGGTGATTCGCTGCTGGATGCCTTCGATGCGGCCAAACACATCGATAAAATCTTCGTCGGCGTAGAGCTGCGCAGTTCCGCCCATCAGCTCAAGATTCTTCTGGCACGTCTCGATGAACTCGGTTGACTGTGCTTTGGAAGCGCTGAGTACCGTCCAGGTCGCGTTCGCGTGCTACAAACAATCAAAAATTGCTTCGAGACCTGTTGCGTAGCTGTAGCCGATGCGGGCCGACTTCACCGCGCACTTGAAGCGCGTGTGATCGTCTACCCATCGTTGCTGGTAAGGCCGGAGCTGGATTACAGGAGGAAGCTTGATCTCAGGCACGAGCTGCCTCCGGATTCTCAACCGGAGGCAGCCCGAAGACGCGCTCGCGCAGACGGTTGATGTCCGCAACGGTCAGCTCGCCCTTCGAGAGTTTCTTGGCCGCGCCTTCGGTCTCAGCCTCAAGTTGCTTGCGCTGAAGAGCCTCGCGCTCTTCCAGAATGCGGAGCTTACGCGCGTCAACCTCGACCCGCTTCGCCTGCAGATCCACGCGCTGGAGGCGGCTGAGGGTGAGCGATAAGACGTTCAGGCCGTCGAGAAACTTGGCCTGGTCACCAGTGCCGACTTGTTGCATCAGCGTGAAGACCTGGTCACGCATGGCGTTCATTACCGCGGCATTCGTTCCCGGAAGATCGTTGCCAGCGAAAGCCGCGGCCCACTCGCGGGCCTTGGCGCTCTCGGCCAGGATTTGCTTGCGGACCTGAGAGACGCGCAGATCGAACCAGCGCTGGAGCGATGACTTGGGAAGCCGCAAGCCTGGAAAGAGATCCAGCGCGTCGGTGTCAACCTGCTCCCAGTCGATGAAGCCGCCGCCGTCTTTGTCCCACTCCGAGCTGTATGGCCGCGCAGATTGCTCGGCTATCTCCACCCAGGTGCGTCCACGGTCATAGAGATGCTTGATCGCGTCTTGCGCGCTCTGCGGCAAGCGGTCGATCTTGAGCGGCTGCCTCTTCTTCCGCGGCTCCCCGGTTTTTGGCATGCGTCTGGTCATGGCTAGTTGAAGAGCACGTCGTCGTTGCTGCGCCCGGCGGTCACAAAGCGCAGCCCTGCGGCCGTCAGCACAATCTGGCTCAGCTCCACGCGGCCGCTCACTTCGTTGACCTGAGTTTTGAAATCGAGATAGTCGAGCACAGCGAGATCCTGAAGCAGCGTGGTCACCTGCTCCTGGCCCAGGGTCTGGCCCATCTTTTGCAGCACTGCCCAGACCTCGAAGTTATCCATCCGGGAGAGCTGGTTTTCGTGCCCTTCGCGCACCATCTTCAGGATGATGCCTCGCCGGCGCCGCATCTGAATTGCTCTACGATCCGCTTCCATCGCCGCCACTTTGTCCTCCGCCCCAATTGCGCCGCTCCACCAATGAATTCACGGAATGCGCAATCTCTTCCAACACCTTGTCCTGCTTGTCGAGCCGCTCGTAAACGCCGGGGAACTCGCTGGCCGCATAAATCGCCAGGCGTTCCACCTGCTCGAACTGCCGATTGCCCTGGTCGGCGAGCCTGGTCAGCGCGTCCGCTGTGCGCCCGGCGGAGCTGGCTGAGTGTTCCAAGCCGCCGGCCACGACGGTGAAGCTCTCGCGAACCGTAGCGTTCAGCCCCTCAAAGAGCCGCCCCACGACGAAAAGCCCCACAATCGCGATCAGAAACATCGGGCCCCAGTTCTGGAGCAACGCAAAGGCCTTGTCCGGCTGGCTGCGCAAAACCTCATAAGCGCCCATCACCACGGCCGCGCCGCTTGCTCCGCTGATGGCCAGGCCCACATGCTTGACCCATCCGGCCCTGAAGCCAAGGCCCAGCTCCGCCTTCGGCACACTGTTTCCTGTCAGTCCCAGACTCGTCATTTGGAGGTCTCCCGCGACGCGTGCCAGCAAACCACCACCCCAGCCCAAAACTTACCCATGAAACCCCCTTGAAACCCGAAAACCCGTTTTGGGGTCAGACCTGACCATTTTTTGCCTCAGCGGCGCGCCGGAAAGGCCCCGTCGTACCCGTTCACTCAATTTTTTGGTACTACCCCCGCCAAAAATCCGCCCGGCGCGTCCTAGCGCCTCCTGACGCGTTTTTGGCTTTTGCCGGTTTTTACGTCCCGGCGACCGCCTGGGCGACGGTCAGGTTATCCGGCCTGGCCCACATCGCCGCGAACTTCGTCTCGAACGCCTTCGTGCTCTCCGGATCGACCGAAACGGTCGCCGAATTGTCCTGCTTGCGTTCGCCCTGTTCGCTGAAATTGGCAGAGCCACCGCGCACCAGGCCCGAATCGACGCAATAGCTTTTCAGGTGCATCAGCACTTTGGAGTGCTTGACGCGAATCTGGACGTTGGCCAGGCCGATCAGTCCATGCAGCGGAATCCGCGCGCAGCTTGCGTCGCCTCGGCATTCGGCCTGCAGCTCGCCCCGGTCGAGATAGATCCGGATCGCCGCGCGATCCGCCAGTACCTTTACAATCGCGTCATCCGTCAGACTGAAAGCCGCCATGTCGATGGTCTTCTGCGCCGAGTCGAGCACGGACACATCCCGTGCCTCCAGATTTGTCTCCGGCGAGTAGTAGGTGTCAGAGGGCAGCGGCTGCTGCGCATAGGCCCAGTCGCCGCAACCTGCCATCCAGATGGTGATGGCGAACCCCACCGCCAGAAAAGCCCAACCACGTATTTGATTCCTCATAGTGCCTCCGACATTCCCGTGATTCTCTTTCACGCCCTTACTGCGCCCAATGACCTTAGCAGCCGCCGGAACCATGAACGCCGCTCCCGATAGCGCCGGGTCTGCCCTCCGCACTTCCGGCATACGGCAGGCATCGTCCCCCATTTCATCCGCAACATGGCGCCGCAACGATGGCAACCGCACAAAACGGCCATTAGGCTACAGCGCCTCCATCAGGCTGAAAATTCTGCTGCTCACATAGCCCTCTGTCTTCCACCAGAGCCGCTTTATGCAGGTGAAAGCCAGCTTCTCGGCGGCTTCATCATAGGTCCAGGCAATGGTGATGCCGTCGCCCGTCGCTGTTCCCGTATCGCCTTTGCAGTCAAATCCCTCAGACTGCGCCCGGATGCGCGCGCGGACCGCGTGATACCTCAGCCGGGAGATCGAACTGAATGTGACGCGCACTGCCATCCGCGTGGCCTCTTTTTCGTTTCCGCCGCCGAGACTGGTTGATCCCAGCGGCGGAAGGTTTGTTGAGTTCCCCAGGTACGCGTGCCGACTCCTGTCGGTCATCCAAGAAACCAGCGCGATATTCGTATACAAATCCGCTGGCCACAATCTGGGGTCTTGCTCTCTGTTGGGTTTATGTTGGGTTTATCTCGTTAAAGCTTCCGCGCGTCCGCTTTCAGCTTGGCCATCACCTTGGCCGCAATCTCCTCGACGTATTCCGCGTCGGTCTTGAGCGCGGCGCCAGCCACAAGCTCCGCAGAGCCAAAAGGCTTTCCGATGGCCGTCTCGATGGCATAAAGCCTGGTTATGAGGGTTGCTTCCAGGCTCTTCACCGCGGCGCCGATCTTACCGTTGAACACGGCGCCAAGAATCACGCCGATCATGAATACAGCAACAAACCAAAGAAAAATCATGCTCTCCGCCTCTCTCACTGTTGTGGGGGTTCAGGCCCCCGGTTCCGGTTATTAAGCACATCCGCGGCCTTGTTGACCCCATAAAGCGTGCCCGTAATTCCAGTCACAAAGAAAGCCATTGGACTCAGGATGGAACTCAGTTCCGCGACACTGACCGGCCCAGGCACCTTGCTCACCAGGGCAGTCACCCAGCCCAGCGCGAAGGTCACCACCAACGCAACGCAGATCCGCGTGTTGCTGACCGTGCCGTCCGCCTCGCTCAACCAGGAGCGAACAAAGCTCGAGCTTTTCGCCGGGTCAAGATTCGTCATCTGAACGCCTCCCACAAAAGAACGCCCACTAATACAAGATCGACAAGAGCGTAGGCAGCCACCATCACCCAGAACAAAAGGCCGAGACCAAGGTCCCCATCGCCCTGCGAACCCACCGTTATGCGGAGGAAGAACAATCTCGTCGTGACAGCCTCGAAAACCAGCGCCACCAAAAGCGCCAGGAGAGTCTTCATTTCGTCACCCTTCCCGCCACGTATCCGGCGCCCACGCCGATTCCTACCCACTTGGCCGCTGTCAGCGTCTTGTGCAGCCAGCTTCCGCCCTTGGCCGTCTTCTCCCATGTGTCGCGCTGCGCCTCGGTAGCCTTCAGCTCAGTTTGCAGATCGGCAGAGGTTAACGCACAGGCGCTCAGTTTGGCCGAGTTCTCCTGGCAGCCGATCTCCGCGTTTTGTATCGCCTGGAAATCGGCCGCCGGAATCACAATTTGCTGTTGCGGAACTTTTGCCGAGTCCGCTGCTCCCGGCTGCGCGGGTCCATTTCCCGCCGCCGGCTGAGTCGCTGCCTGAGTCGTCAGGGGCTGCGCCAGCGCGATCAGCTTCGAGGTGTCCAGAATGATCTGCTGCGGAGTTGCCGGCTGGCTCTTTTGGGATTCAAGCGCGGCGAGAGTTTGCTTGAGCTGCGCGGCTGTCTGCGCTGCATCGCTCTTTGCTGCATCAACGCTCTTCTGCTCGGCGGCTGTCTGAGTCTCGGCTTTGAGCTTGGCATCGTGCTCTGTCAGCCACACGTAGCCGCCAAGGGACACAAGGACGATCAGCAGAATACCGATTCCAATCGACCACCACTTTGAGATCGTCATGCCGGTTGTCCTTTCCACAGCGCCGCTTCCGCCTGGCGGCGAGCCTTCAGGGCTGCCAGCTCGACTTCCTTGCCGTTGACCATGCCGTGATCCCAGGCCAGCAATTGCTCAGCCGCCGCGTCGTAGTTCCCGGCGTTGAGGTCTTTGAGCAAAGTGGAATTGCAGAGGCGCGTGGCGCCCAGGTTGAAGACGAAATCCACCAAGGCGTCGAACTGGCCTTGGGCGAGTGGAACTTTGACCAGGTGTTGCACGGCCTCTTCAGCATCATCCACGTCGCAATTCAGGATGTGCTCGGCCAGCTCCGGCGTCACGCCGTCGGCGAAGGCTCCATGCTGCGTCAGGCGATGGCCATAGCCGATGGTTGGAAGGCCGGCCACGTCCAGGTAAACTCTGCCCCGGAATCCCTCGGACTCTTTGAGTAACGCAAAGCCTGCCGCGCTGAATTCCATTGCCTCACCTCAAATCGGAGGCCGGGGGTTGGATGTCTCCAACCCCACGGACACTCGTCTGCTTCTGCTCTGGCAGCTCCGCAACCTCCTTGTGGATGTCGGGATGCCTACCGTTCAGGTATGGAGGCAGTATCAGGCGCGGCTTCGCCGCGCGATGCTAGAGATGTTTAAGGCGCGATATCTGGAATGATTCGCGCCGCGTTCCTGATTGTGTAGTTGGCGATCAACAGTTCGGGAGAAGCCGTGCGACGGGCCGCGCCGCATATTGTATAAACCACTCCAACGCTTCGCGTCTTAAAACTATGCGTTCGCGCCAAAAAAGCGATCCAGTTCTTGACGCAGTTCAGCAGGGTCGCGCGTGTCGGCAATCCATTGCCTCTTCTGCATTTCCTTTATCGGAAAGCTAAACAGGGAGGACCGTAGAACGACCTCCTCATCAACGTAGTCCGTCTGGGAGAGGCGGTAAGTGTTGTCAATTGCGAGCCAGTGTTCAGCGCCGTTGCCTAGCACTACGCCCAATTCTTGCGCCAGTTCAGGCGATAACTGCCGCCTTCCGACCATTAGGCTGCTGATTTCGGTTGGCTTCCGACCCATGACAAAAGCCAGGTCTGATTGCGTCCAGCCGCGCGTATGTAGCTCATCCCGAATGTACTTACTGACCGGAAATACCTTTTTTGTCTACCCTTCCATGATCCTATTTTAGCGCAATCGTGCGAGCAATCAAGGCAAAAATGAAAAAAATGTACAGAACGTACATTTTATGGCATTGTGCTCTTGGCGGGGGTCAGAAGGCGGGTGGTCCACTTCAGGTCCGCTCTAAAGAATGGGAGCCCCAGGTCTCGATTTTGATACCTGAGATCGCACGAACCGCTTCCAGCCGCGGATTACCCCCCGAACGCCGATTGGTCTGCTATCGGACGGCGGGTCACTTTCATTCGGCGAATACAAGGCGAAGATAAAGACGCTTAGAAAATCGCCCGAAGAAGCGCGTAGATAATGCCGGCACTTAGCGAAAAAGCCCACAATGCGGCGAAGATCGCCCAGAAGATGCTCCTGGATGTCAATGGCATGGGGACCGCTCGCGCCATAGGCGCAAGACCCCGTCCATCCGGCAGCGGCTTGCCGGCATCGAAAGCTTCGCGACAGAGGGGATGCTCGGTCGCAATGAGACCCGCCCATTCGCCGCATAGGTTGCACTTTGCCATCACGTTCTCACTTTCCAGTTGGTGCCGGGAATCCTATCCATTTCAAAGCTCTGCCCATGATAGTCTCTGGAGCTGTGCGCAAAAGGCACAGTCAAGCCTGTACGCGGAGCGCGGGAGAATTGGGTCGTCTCGGCAAACATGCATCCAGAACACCTCTGACAAGGCACTGAAGCTCCGGCGACTGTTTCAGATCGAGCAAACTGCTACCTTGTTGCTTTGTGGTCTCTGGATCAGAGGGCGTACTGTTCACACTGATATTGATTTCGATCCGGTCGCCGGCCACAACGCAGTTATCGGGAGAATTGACGTTGATCGTGACGCCGTGGTCTCGCTGGTTCTTCTTCCCTTCCGGTTCGACCGCTCTCATAAAAACCCCCATCTTCTCAACCAGGTGCAATCGTTCGCTGTCTGTCATCACGGGTCCCAGAGCAAGTTATCGACCGCTCATCAGGCGGTCTTTAAGAATCGCTCCACCATAGCAGGGTCCTCGCTCTTCATCTTGTGACACAGCTCATAGTAAAAGACAACCTTCTCCACGTACTCGCGATCAGATAAGCTACCTGTCTTCACCCCGAGCTTTTTATTCAGCGCCTCGATCACCACGCCCAACAGTTCTGGATCCCAGCGAGGTTGCGGACTTGGCAATTGATTTTTGTCTCTATTTATTTTGCCGACTCTCCTGTCCACGCTCGAAAGAGACCTCGCGACCATAGCCTTCGCGCCTTGAAATATCTCAGGGGCCATCTGGCCGCCCTCTAGAAATTCAGGCGGAAGGCCGGCCTGGTCAAGGAAGAAGAGTTTATCCGCACCGTCGCAGAGTTTTGCGATCCGTACAAAAACATCGGGGTTCGGCCTGTTTTTTGCCGCCTCCCACTTCGAGATGGCTGAAGGCTTCGTACCCAAGACCTCGGCGAGCGCGGTTTGGCTCATGCCCAGCGAGTTCCGAAGCGCGGCGATCCGGTCCGCCACGGGCGAACTTACCATTTTTGGCTTCGGTTTAGGCGGCATAATAATTTTCCTTGACACATTGTGCAACTGAGCATTATGCTCGATTTCACAATGAGGACGTTCAGTTTGAGCCTTCAATTTAAATCTACAGCGCCGGAGCTGGAACAGGCGGCTCTTTTCTACGGAATCTACAGCCGTATTGCTCGGAAGCTCGGCGTTAGCCCTCAGCATGTCAGACAGGTTGCTAAGGGGCTTCACCGCTCGAAGAGGGTCTCGCTGGCCCTCACTCGCGAGATGCAGCGAATTCGGAGCAGAGTGCAGGAGCGGGCGGCATGAACGGAAACTCATCACGCTCTCAGGTTGCCTCCACCCGTCCCGCGGCGTCTACGGCAATTTCTGAACAATCTTTTGCCGTGAATCGGGAGCAATCGCTCTTCGACCGCACTTCGCAGATGGTTCCAGGCTCGATGAATGACGCCGCCCTGGTGCGCACTGCGCTGGTCGAGAGCATCCGCAAATGCGGGAAAAGCCGCGACACCATTGCCGAAGAGATGTCGATGCTCACGGGCACAGAAGTCACAGTAAGGCGGCTAAACGCCTTTACAGCGGAATCACGCGAAGACTTCCGGTGGCCTGCCGAACTCGACCGCGCCTTCTGCGCCGTCACCGGCTGCAACGACCTCATCCGCGGCCGCATAGAATTGGCCGGCTTGCGGCTCATCACGAAAGCTGAGGCGGAACTGCTCGAACTGGGGCGTGAATACATCCGCCACAAGCAGGCCCACGAAAAGATGGAAATGTTAGAACGCCGCCTCGCGGGGGTGGAACTACTATGAGCGCACAACCGCAGCTCTGCCTTGTCGCCCCGCCGCTGGAACATTGGCTCACCGCCGAAGAAGTCATTGCTCTGACCGGATGGACTGACCGCTGGCTGCGCGAGAAAGACGCGCGCGGTGAGATTGTCTCCCGCGAATCCGACCAAAAGGCTGCAAACGGGCGTCCCAAGAAGCTCTACCTGGCCGCATCTTTCCCGGCCGAGATCCGCGCCAAGCTCGACGGCGCCCAGCGATCCTCCATTCTAGGGCCGCTATTCGCGGATGTTGCGCCAACTCCGGCAGCCACGCTGCGCGTCGCGCTCCCCGATCCGGCAGCCCAGGCCCAGGCCGAGCAGCGGCTGGAAATCCTCCAGATGGTTCTGGATTACCAGTCCGATCCGCAGCGGTTCTCAGCCTTCCACCTCGCCGATGGACGCCCGGTCACTTCGCAAACATCCCTGATTCAATACATCGCGCAGACTCGCGGAGTCTCCGAGCGCACGCTCAAGCTTTGGCTGGCGCGTTTCCGCGCCGGCGGCTTTGCCGCGCTCGCAGACCAGCCCCGCCGCGACAAAGGCGTCTCCCGCTGGTCAGCGCAGAGCGAGCAGCACGCTGAGCTGGCTGACCTGGCCACTTACGCCTACCTCAACGAGCACCTGAACAAGCGCATGGCCTTCGAGATCGTCGAATGCCGCGCCAAGCAGATGCGGATTGAGCCGCCCAGTTACGAGACCATCCGCAGCTTCCTCGATAATCTGCCCGGCGCGGTGACCACGCTCGCGTTGAAAGGCCGGCGCGAATACGACGAAATCTTCGCGCCATACATCCGGCGCGGCTACACGGACTTCGAGGCCGGCGAAATCCTCGTTTCAGATCACGCTCACCACGACGTACTGGTGCAGAACGATCTCTTCGATGCCAAGGACCGCGCACACATGCGCCTGGACTTCACCGGACTGATCGACATGCGCAGCCGCAAACTCACCGGCTACGCCTGGTCGCAGGCAGGCTCATCGCGCTCCATCGTCACCTGCCTGCGCCATTCCATTCAGAACTTCGGACCGCCCCGCACGCTCTACACGGACAACGGCAAGGATTACCAGAAGGTCGGCAAGGGCGCAAATAGTTCCGCATGGAACGTCGCTGACATCCCGCCCGAGGCCATGGGCGTGCTGGCGCGCCTGGGCATTTCCGTTGACTACTGCATCAAGTTCCACCCGCAGAGCAAGCTGATCGAGCGATTCAATAACACCATGCACCAGCGCTTCGACCGCCGCTGGAAGACTTACACCGGCCCCACTCCAGAGCAGCGCCCAGACCGTTGCCACGCCGCGCTGGCGCGCCACAACAAGCTGCTGGCGTTGGGCCGCGCGGACGAATCCGATCTGCCGCTGGCCAGTGAGTTCATCCGCGCGGCCGTGCTCTGGATCGAGCAGGAGTATCACCTGCGAGTCAAGGACGTGCAGGGCATGGAAGGCCTGACGCCTAACGAGGCCTTCGAGCAGCATCGCTGGACCAAACAGCCGCCCGCTCCCGAGCCGGCCGTCCTGGCGTGCCTGCTCGCCGAGCGCACCACCCGCATCATTCGCGAGTGCTCCATCGAGCTGCTCAATCGCCGCTATGTGGCGGCGGACCCGGAGAGCGGCCGCGAGCTGCACAACCGCACCGGCCTCACCGTCACGGTGGCCTTTGATCCGCTGGAAACGGACCGTATAGCCGCCCTCGATGATGACGGATACGTCTTTGCTTATCTGGAGCCGGAGACCTTCCTGCGCCAGGCCAAGGACGAGGAGACACAAGCTGCCATCGGCGCCAGTATGCGTGAGCGCAAACACCGCTACCACGAGACACGCGACCAGCTCGACGCGCTCAGCCGCCGCGTGCTCCGCTCGGGCTACGTCCCGCAAAACGATCAAATGCTTCAACTCGGCGGCCTCCCCATCGAGGTCTCCCACCTGGTGGTGCATCGGCCACAGCCGACGCGCCTCCAGGGGGGAGATGACAACGAACTAAAAGACAACCTTTTACCTGGGCAGGCGGCAGATCGCCTCGCTGAAAGGCTTCGGAGGAACAGTGACAATTCTCACCAAGCGTAAGCCGTATCTCAAATCGCTCGGCTTACCGAGCGATGCGGAGATGATTCGCCGGACGCGAGCTTTCGTGCTCCACTCCGGCCTCACACTCGGAGAGCTGGCGGACCTGGCCGGCCTCAATCCAAGCTCGATGCGTGTCTTCCTGTCGGGCAACTACGACAGGCACCAGGGCGTGGAAGACAACACGCTGGCCGTGCGCGCCGCGCTCAAGCAGGTCATCGACAGCTACGAGATCGAGCACGGCGCGGTTGTGCAGGGCAAGCACTACGACACGGCTGAATATGAAGCCGTGCGCCGCTCGATGTGGTCAGCGCTGCGCCAGGGCACGGCCTACCTGGTCGATGGGCCTCCGGGAACGCAGAAGAGTTACACCTTCCGCCGCGTGGCTCAGGAGATCAACCGTGGCAGCGAGGGCCGCGCGGTTTACGTCTATGCCCGCGTTGAGCACAGCCCGCAATCGTTTCTGATTGAGGCCTGCACCGAGGCCGGCATTCCCAACCGCGGCACCATCGACCAACTCCTCCGCAAGCTGCGCTTTTTCCTTGCCAAACAGCGGATGCTGCTGATTGTGGACGAGGCGCAACATCTGGGCCTGAACGGACTTGAGATTCTGCGCCAGCTCCTCGAT